CTTTAAGTTTTTTTTTTTTTTTTTAATTAAACCAGACAGGTGAATAATTTCGCACAGCAGTAGTAACATAACGCCTAAAAACTGGTTGAAAATGAATATAAGCCTCATCATACGTATGTAACTCCATAAGATCGTCCATAGTAGGAAAACCTCTAGCTATATGCTCAACTTTAATATTCATTTTTCGAAGCAACTTATCAAGATTACCATCAGATTCAGCAACTGACGTAAGGTAAGCATTTAATACATGTTCGTTTGATTTAAAACCACCAGCCATAAAGGCATATGCATGCATACGTCTACAAAAATCAAAAATACGCGGATTAGTACCCATAGAATCCCAAGCTAAACCAATAGAAGCAATGGCAAGATCAACCAAATTAGATCTCTCAGCATTTCCCCAAATTAATTTCAACCATGTATCGTCCCATAATTTATATGGGAGTATAGCAGGTAAGTATGTCGGCCAAGATGAGGGTCTCTGTATCAAACATCTCTTTAAAAATACAACGCCTTTAACACTGACATTCCCATCTTCAGAGGGTATCGATAATAACGGCACATGATCACGAACATCACGAGCAACAACACCCCAAGCTTCGAGCAACCAAGCTACAAAAAGCCAAATGTTAAAAACATCATAAACAGATTCATGTGTGACAAAAACACTATCATCTCCATAAATAGCCATAATCAATTCATAAAGGAATACAAGATCATATAATCGATCGGCTTTTTCAGGATGGAGAGACATTTGATGGGCCAAAAAACAAAACCACAATAAAGTAAAAATCCACGAATTACCATGCGATGTCTCAAAAGCTCCACTAGGCATGGTACCAATTATAATACGCCAAATGCGACCAAACAATAAAGTATTTTTAACAGTAAGATTCTCTATATTAATTTTAAGGAAGGCCAAAAAAAGATCAAGATCAGGAGAATCATCAGCTATATAATACCGTGCATGAGCACAATATAATTCAAGAAAAACTCTATGAACACGAGTATCATAACCATCAATATCAAGATCTCCAAGGATTATTCCATCCATGAACTTACAAGATATATCAGAGGCAAATTTCATAGCCCCACCATGCGCCCATTTCATTCCAACTTTAATAAATTTTCCACGTTCAAATTTTTGTCTATCACCATGTATAATATAAGCAACAAGCATAACAGTGAGAAATAGAATGAAATACTCCCTACATTTCATGCTCTTGGCAAAGTAGTCTTCAGCTGACTTACAACCAAAAGCAGAAAAACGTTCGATCTTAGCAACAATAGTAGCATAATTATCGCGAATGGTCATTGTGCCCTCTTCTCGATATTCATCAACCATACGCAAAATTTCGCTCATAGCATAACGCATTTGCTCCTGTTTCTTACCATTGGGAGTATCTATTATCTCAACTCCATTATCATGTTTTTTAATGGTTGGTCCTGGACGTTTACCAGCCGAAGCATCAAGGGAAAAAGATCCATACCACAGTATGGTAGGATCCCATACAAATGATATACGACCCATATGCTCATCCCATCCGTTAGCAACAACCATCATTGAGTAACCGTGGGCCATATCTTTAGCGTTTTCCGGGGAAGGATCTGGTGGGTTAGCAACGTCCCTACCATATTTTTGCATCATTTTAACAAGTTTATTATTTTCATATAATTTATCAGTAGACAATAAAACGTTAGGGCCAAAACGAGAACCAGCAAAAGCTCGATTGTACGTGGAAAGATAGCGAAGGCAAATATCTTTAAGCGATAGTACAGTCATCGAGGACTGATCCCAAGGAATATATGTACTATTATCCCACCAAGGTTGCGCAGCTTTCAAAAAAACATGCTGCATTAAATACTGATAAGTAACATCAACACCAACCTTATTAAAAAACCACCAATCGTAAAGCTTAACAAACTGAGGTAAACCTGAAACAGGTCTGAGAATGTTAGGATTTACAAGTGGTGGATTTGGGCCACGAAAGCATGCAGGTATCTTAACCCAATTGGGAGCATGATATAAATCAATTTGCATCTCAGCAAGGATTACAGCATGCTCAATATTATGACGCTCGCGCAAGTTACCTTGATGCAACACAAATCGAGAACAAAAATATGCAAATGCTTCAATAGC